AGATTTTAATAAGCCATTATTAATAGACAAGAAAATAGAAATAACATGTTTAGAATCTATTGATTTACGTGTTACAGCATTATTAGATTTATATAGAAAGGCTTGTTTCGATTGGAAATATCGTCGCGAAGTGGTTCCTTTGAATTTAAGACAATTCGAGATGTTAGTTTATGTATATGAATCAAGATACATACAAAACCCTAACGACATAGCATTAACTCAAGATAATGTTGATGTTGAATACGGATTTGGCGGTAATCTTAAAGGTGAATTAAGTAGAAATGCAGCAAAAGCTACTGGAAGATTAACAGGACCTAATGAAACTTTAAACGATCCTAATACATCGAACGTAAATGTAACTTTAGGTGTTCCTATGAGTACTACACGAAATATGTTTAGATTTAGTTTTTGTGAATTTGACCATAATGAATCAGATCATTTATCTGCGGTTTCTAATACAGCTCCAGCGGATGCTAAGCAAAAAATTGTTATTAAATATCAAGATGTAGAAGAAATTAATATGTATAATTTCTGGGATCAAAATTTAGTTTCTGATGGATGGATTCCTTCACTCGATAATGCCGCTTTAGATGGTGGTGTTTCAACTACACCAGGTGAACCACCTAGTAGACCTGCCGGAATACCAGATCCAGACAAAAATAGAGTTGGAGCATTCTTAGATAATTTGCAACAACAAGGTCAATCTAAATTAGATCAAATTAAGAAGGCAATCAAAGATGCCACTAATTTAGAAAACATAAAGGAAAACGCATTTGGACGTGCAGAAGACTTTATTGAAGGACAATTAACTCGATTGTTTTTAGGAAATGTGTATGGATTAAGTGCTGCTGATTTAGCAAATCCACAAAAACTAGTATCTAAAGTATTGGATGCTGGAGCTTCGTTGGTTAATGATAAAAGATTCAGGACTACTGGGAGTGATAATGTTTATTCAACACCAAGTCCTTCACAGGCTAATATTACAGGAAACATCAATGAAAACGTTTACTCAACACCAAGTCCTTCACAGGCTAATATAGATCCTGAAAATTCACCAAACTCTAATATATTTGAATAATGCAAATAAGTAGAAAAGATTTTTTCGTAGATAATGTTCGAGATGGTAATTACTGTGGTACCGTCGTTGATATTGAAGACCCTCTTCAAATAGGAAGAGTACGTGTCGAAGTCTTTGGCTTTTTTGATGGATTAGATGCAGCTTTAATACCATGGGCTACACCTGCAACTTCAACAACCGGTGGATCTGATACTGGTGGTGGATTTTTCTCAGTCCCAAAATTAGGATCCGTAGTTGAAGTGAAATTTGATAACGGTAATATATATAGCCCTTCTTATACGTTTAACCAGAGGATCTCAGATGAACTTAAAGAAGAGGTTTCGGCATCATATACGAACGCTCATTCTATTATATACGATACAGTAACTGAAGGATTTGTTAAAGTCTATTTCACTGAAGAAAAAGGACTAATGCTTGACTATAAAGAAAGTCAAATTAACATCAAGCCTGATAAGTCTATCATAATTCAGAATGCATCTAGAGATGGTATATTAGAAATGCTTGATGATGGTACTATGAACATTACTCAAGCTAGTATGATTAATATAAAAACAGATGCTGATGTTAATGTTGAATGTCAAAATGTTATTGTAGATCATGCATCATCAATTGAATTAGGTAAAGGTGCTTCTGAGCATTTAGTTTTAGGAGAAAAGATGATGAGTCTATTTAATAGCCATACTCATATTGGTAACTTGGGTGCACCAACATCACCACCAATGCAGCCAATGACACCAAGCCAATTAAGTCAAAAGGAAGTAAAAACTCTATAAATATATAAACTATGCCATTAGTAAAAGCAACATTAAAAGCAGGTATCGAATCAAAGTTAAAAGCCGAATTCAAAAGTGAGGCAGTTAAAGCTGCACTTAGAAAGGAATTAGACGGTGGAGGCAAGAACGGAGCAAAGACTAGCGCGAAAACTATATACAAGGCCTTAAGTAATATTAAATTACAGGCTGATGGAATTGGTGCTGTCGCTGGAGCTGCTTCAATTGCAGCCGGGCCGGTTATACAAGCAATATCTTCAAACGAATGGTCTAATGGATTAGCAGACTCTATATGCGAATGGATGTCTGAAGAAATTGCTCCTATTATAGCAGAAACAGTTGCTGATCAGGTTGATATATTCATAAAAACCGGAACTGTTGTTACCGCTGGTACAGCTGCTGCTCAAACAGGATCCGTTACTTAATTATCAATCAGTTCATTATATACTAATATAATAAAAATTTTCGAAAGAAAAAAATTTTTTGACAAAAATTTTAGAGATATATACTATATTATTACATTCACCCTTTAACACAAAAATAAATGTCAGTTACTACACAAGTACAAAACAACCCCGTTACCGATTTTGATTGGGAAGCTTACGAAAACGAAGATTACAAAAGAAAGCTTAAGGGAAAGGGCAAAAGTTTCATTTCAAAAGACCCTGAACAACAAAAACTTTACGATTTATTAATTTCATCTGTCGAGAAAATTTCGCTTCCAGTGAAAGATTCGATTGTTGAAGGAACCATTATCACAGTTGGCGAAAGATATGCTTATATCGATATTGGCTGGACTGGTGATGCCATTATGGATTTAACTCGAGAAGATCGAGAATACATTGAATTGTTCGAGCCTGGGGTTAAATTAGAAGTGATTGTAAAGAAGGCTGATTTAATGAGCCAACGACCTGAAGTTGAAGTATCATATACTGAAGTTGTATCACATCTTAAATATCGAGAAATATTTGAATCTATCGGTGAAAAGGTAGCTTATTTAGCCAAAGTAAAAGAATTGATTCATGGTGGATATTTCCTAGATATTCAAGGAGTTGAGGTCTTCATGCCGGGATCATTAGGTGGTGTTAATAAACTTGTAAACTTTGATGAACTTATAGGCAAAGAAATTTATGTAGTTCCTATAAATTATTCAAAAGAAAAGAATTATATTGTCGTATCTCACCGAGAATATCTACAATCTTTAATTCCACAAGCTATGGAAAATATTAGTAGTGGAGATGAGTATTCCGGATTCGTTACTGGTACTACAAAATTTGGAGTCTTTGTTGAATTCAACGAATGCTTGACTGGCTTAATACACAAAACCGATTTAGACGAAGAATATTCAGAGAAATTTAGAAACCGAGAATTAAAACCTGGTTCTGACATTTCTTTCCGAATCAAAGAAGTTACAAATAAGAATAGAATCATCCTAACTCAAAAAGAGCTAGTCGTTGCATACGATCCTTGGAGTGATATTGATACAAAGTATAAGATACCTTCAGAAGTTACCGGTAAGGTTCGTAAAAAGACTAGATATGGATTGTTTATCGAATTAGAGCCTAAGATTGTAGGTCTCTTACATGTATCAGATATTCCGGATTTTATCGATATGGATAACATTGTCGAAGGTAATGACATCACACTTAATCTTGTAAAAATAGACAAAGAGGCGAAAAAGGTTTTCTTCAAAATTTGATTGGGATAAATAATAAAAATATCCTAATCTATGGATTTTAATCTTGTACAAGAGCAGCAAATATCGAGAGCAACTAGAATAAAAGTGAGTTTAGACTTTTATTGTAAATTTAGCATATCGAAAGTTGCACAAAAGTTTGCCGAAGTTTTATCTGCACCAGTAGAAGTAATTTCAGACCCTGAAAACTTTGAACCTGCTAAAGATCGATACTATATCGTTAAAGGATTCGGTTATGGTAAAGAAAGATATTGCTTTACCGCTGCACCAACTGATTATGTTGATGGTAGACAAATGATAATCAAGGCGTTTGCTGCAATAAAAGAATGGTGCTATACTGATGATACTTGTACTGCCACGGTAGGAATATCGTACGATAAGAATTTAATCAATCTAGATATTAGAAAATTGAATCCTCTTAAATTCGTTTTAGAATTTAATGAAGATATGATGTGGAGATTTTTCCCGGAAAGAAAAGATTCTGTATACGTTCAGTCTATCAAGACGATAATGCCACAAAATAAGTTTTATCGCTCGGAAAATCTTACAATAAACAATTTCAATTATATTCTACCTACAAATAAATTATCAGCCGTTATATTTGATGATATTAAAGATGGTGTACTCACACTACGATACATCGGAGGTAAGGATTATGAATATAAAACAGTTGAAGCTTTGGATGTTGTAGGAATATTCAATTCTTTTATTTCTAAATGTATATATGATCCTAAGTACACCGAGAAGAACAAGGAAGATTTAAAGAAAATAGTGGAAAGTTCGAGCAAAGTTTTATTAGCTTACGATTCGTATGATAGTTTTGTTGAGCAATTTCCAAATATTAAATTAACTGTTGATCTTGAGGCAAATCCTCAAATTATGAAAGCTAAGTATGCTCAATTTAGAGATCAAATATTTGATATTCTATCGTCATCTGATATTAGGAAATGTGATATAAACTATGATAGTGCATTATCAAAAATTCAGATGCAAAATGCTGATGGTATCATATATAAGGTTCGTGGATGGGAATTCGTTAATTGTAAATTGATGATTAATGAAGCTAATGATTGCTCATTTTTTGAATGTAAATTAGAAAATTCATCAATAGAACGATGTAATCTTTATCGATATTCTGAGATTAAAACATCACAGATATTAGATACATATATAAACAGAACTTGTACGGTGTCTGATAGTTATATTTCCGGTCGAGTATCTACCATTGAAGCAAAAGTTACACGTGGAATAATTGCTGGTGGTAGAATTGGAACGTATGCAGATATTTCAGGAGAAACCGAACTAATAGATTATACGAAAGTATACGCAAAATAAAATATTAAAATGGCAGGTAATTTTAAGAACGTTTATTCAGGCCAGTTATCGGACAATATGATGGCCGAGGACGAATTTCTCGCTGAAGTTCAGCAGGAATTAACAGTCTCTTGTGCCTTGCCGTTTTCTGTTCCTGAAGGTGAAATTCGTAGGATCATTAAGTATGCTTCGAAATGGTTCTATAAGAAATATGAATATTCAGTACAAGAAAGGTACTATGTTATTCCACAAGAAAATTTTAAGCAAATACCTACATTCGCTTCTTTCGGAACGATGAAATTACCTGATTGCATATTTTCGGTAATAGCAGTTAGGCAATGTAAAGATGGATTTAGTTTATATGATCCGTTGAAAAGTATGCCAGATTTCTCATTAGAAAAAGTTTTGTTTAAAGATATTTACACAATTGATGGTTCTACCGAGGCTTTAATGTATGCGACAGTATATCAATATTGGATTGATTTGGCAAGTCACGTTTTATTCCATCCTATTAGCTATAACTTTAATACAAATTCAAAAGAATTAGTTTTCTTAGGCGAACCGCCTCAAAATGATGTAGTATTAACTGTATATGAAGAATTGCCTCTTGGGTATTTATTCAAAGATGAAATATTCTTTAGATATGTAACTGCTAAATGTAAAACTCAATTATCTCGAATATTAGGAACGTTTGCATTTAATCTTCCTGGTGGTATAACAATCAATTATGATTTGCTTCGTGAGGAAGGACAAACTGCCTTAGATAAAATTGAAGAAGAAATTAAAACTGATGAAGGAATGGATTGGTTCTTTACTTCAGGAAATGACAATAAATAACAAGGATAAATATAATATGATACTATGTGATTATTCTCGTTTGGCGAGTTGATCTTGTATCTATTAAATGAGTAAAATAATAATTCAAATATTCAATGCGTAACGATATCTATAATAGAAATTCTGGCGATCCAAATTTTATAGAAGGGCAGTTAGAAATGGATGATACGCTTGAAATGTTTAAGCAACAAATTGAAAGTTGTTTATTCACACCAAAAACGAGTGTTATGGGACATACGGATTTTGGTGCAAGTTTGGATGAATATGTGTGGTCTTTTAGAACGTCAGCCTCTGCTTTGAAGGCAGTTATTTCTAGACAAATACAAACATATTGTTCGATGTCTAAAGGATATCCATTTAGTGTTGATGTTCAATTCTTTCATGGAACTATCCGCGATATCGCACAGATAGATATAATAATCGATGCAGAAAATAAGTTTTCAGTAATCGTAGCATAAAATTAATTGGGTGAATGGCAACTAATAACAGAAATAATGGCTTCTTAGATAAAAGCAAAATAACGTTTGCCAATCTTGTGAATCAATCACAAGAATATCTGGTTAGGACCTATAATAGAGCTAGGGCTGCATTTACCCCAGCATCACCCTTTGGACAGATTTTAGATGTAGTACAAAATTTAACTCAATTAATATTCTTCTATATTGAAGATGCCTTAGTTGAATTGAATATATTCACAGCGTTCAAAGAAAAATCTGTTTATGGTTTAGCTAGAATAGCTGGCCATAATCCAACTAGAATTATATCGGCGAGAGGTACTCTTAGAATGTCTATTAAACCCGGTGCTCAAGCAACGATACAAGCTCCATTCATTTACATTAATAACAATACTCAAATAATAAACGTTAATACACAGTTGCCTTATATTCTTAAGGTTGATAATGTTACTGGTAGAGTTAAGGTTGATTTAGGAACTAATTCTATATACAACTTTAGAGTTATTCAAGGTGAAATTGAAGAACAATCGGTGATTGCAAATGGTAAGAGACTTCAAAGTTACAATTTCGGTAGTAACAAAAACATTGAAAACGATCATGTTGAAGTTTATATTAACGGTGAACAATTTGGCATCGTTGATTCATTATATGATTTAACTAGAAATGAGAAATCTGTAATCGTAAAGACAGGTATTAATGGTGGCATAGATGTATACTTCGGAAACGAAGATTTTGGATACATTCCACCAAATGGCTCTCAAATATTGGTTAGATACATTACATCTGCTGGGCAAATGGGTAATTTGTTTGCGAAATCAGATATTCTTAAATGGAAGTTTATAGATAAAGGCTACAGTAATATTGGTGAAGAGGTAGACTTAAATGAAGTCTTTACGGTTGGTATTGAAAAGCCACTTGTATTAGGATCCGCTAGTGAAGAAATGGATTTAACGAGATTAATAGCTCCAAAAACATCAAGAGCTTTGGTTTTAGCTAATCCTGATAATTATGTTGCATTTTTGTCTAGGTTTGATTATTCTTACGTTGATGCATACACAACTTACGATGATGAATATTTAGATGATGATAATGTAATTTATTTGTTCCTAGTTCCTAATGTCCAGAGCCGTTTATCTAAAGATACCGATTACTTTACTACCCCTGAAGCTAATTTTAAGCTAACCGAGGATGAACAAGAGGCTTTACTTACATATATTCAACGTAGTGGCAGACAAATCGTAACAACTGAACTAAGTATCGTAGATCCAATCATTACAAAGTATGGCTTAAATATTGCATTACGAGTGTTCAATGGAGTTGATTTTAACACATTAAAAGCTGATATATTAGCATTACTATCTGAGTATTTCTTGAGAGTTCAACGCCGAGACAAGATACCTAAATCCGATATCGTTGCAATGATCGAATCTGTTAGTGGTGTTGATTCAGTGAATGTTGAATTTATTTCACAAAAGAATGAAGAAGCAATTAAAAATGGATATTATTTCAAGACCACATATAAGATCGACAAAATAAGATCAATAAGAGAAGCAATAAGAACCCGAATAAATTTGAAATTTGATTCGAACGGAAATGTAATAGAAGATCCTAAATTAGGATTAGATAAATTCGGTGATATTAAAATTGGATTGAATGAACTACCGATTATACGAGGCGGTTGGTCAGATAGAAATGAAGTTTTTTATAGCACTGATATAAAAGATAATAATGTATCTTCAGTTAATATAATTATTGATGAGGTGATCGATGAAAGTCTATCAAATCAAATAATGGCACAAAACAAAAACATTCTAATTAACGATGAGCGAAAAAATTCCTAAGAATTTATATGACCAAGCATATAAGTTTGGTGAAAAGCGTAAGAATCTCGGATTTGATTATCGTGAGAAGGATGTTGTTGTGAAAAAAACAATGATGCCTCGTTTATTTCTAAATGATAATGTTAAAGACTTTTTGTCATACATAAATGATGTTATGGTAAATAATATTGATTCTGTAAAAGTCATCCGAAATTTCTTTAACTTTACGGTTAAGAAAGACGACATCAATATAAACTAAGATGAGTTCTAAAAGGCAAAACTATTCATATTGGAGGTTCTTCAACAAAGAAGGTGATAACTTTAATTTCATGTATGATGAGATTAATGATATATGGAAAGGGACTGTTTATTTAGATAAAGTTTCTACTGGGTTGATTGAATATCAACCAATTTATATTTTAGCGGATGTTTGGGATGGAGTTAATAATCAAAATCTTGGATTGAGAAAACCTAGAAAGGCTAATCTAACTCCATGGTGCCCAGGATCTACGCAAACCAATATTATTGCTCGATGGAAAGATAACATAGCCGGTTCAACCGCAAGCAATACGGATGAATTTTTCTTATGGGAATTTGAAGGATATCCTGGTCCAGATCCACAGATAGTTAAGGTCGATTCTTTAGATGTCGATCTTGGTAGTTTTGCTGGAGATTTAGTCGGGCCTAGTGGAGGTGGTGGAACTGGTCAATTAGTTCAGGGTGCTACATCTACTCCATTCGAAAGTGAAGCAATTTCCTTAAGAGTTGGATTGCAATCAGATGTAGAAGATTCATATTCAAGAACCTTACAATTAATAGATCCTGATTACTTATCTGAAGATTCTTATAGTGTATTCGGTTGTACCGGATCAACACACGTTTTTGCTGAAATTACTTTCTATGGTGAGACTGAAGGTGAAGATGAGCGTTTAGAAACCATGATAGAAAACATGGGTAACGCTATTAACAATTCTGATTTTAAAGTATTTGATGATACTGATGTTAATGAAGCTTTACCTGATTTTATTAAGCTAAACTATAAACGAAAAGAGTTACTTCTAGAATGGAGTAATATATTTCCATTCACTGGTTCATATAAGGCCTTAATTAACATATTAAAATATTTTGGATACGATCAAGTTACCTTAAAGGAATACTGGTTAAATGTTGATGAGTTAAAAGGTAATAACCCTGAGGGTATAAGTCGAATAAGGTATAAACAAACACCAATTCAGGATTTATTTAGTACAAATCCAAAAACTGCTAGCACATCTAATAATATAATACCATCTAAGTTATATAAGAAAACATCTAAGTTTGGATTGTTTTATGACATCACTCGAGATAGCGGTGAATTTGATGCAGATGGTATTCCGATTGTAGAAGAAGCATTTACATTCACTAATGAAGAAGTTCTAATTAAGCTTTTTGCCCTAAAACAAAAGTTAAAAAAATACTTCTTACCACTTAATGCTAGAATCGTAGATATTGTAGGAGAGGCAGTTTATTACACAAGATACGACGTTAATATTTGGAGTGACTTAATTAGGGTTGATGATATTGAATTAAATACAGATCCTTGTGTTAAAGTATATCCTGAAGATAAGACTAGTCTAATAACTAATTTAATCGCCGATAATTTTCTAGGAGTTAAGGTACCACCTGATTTGAATATGGCAGGTATCACAGATTTTGTGGTATATGCAATTGGAGTTACTCAAACTGGATTATTAGGATCAAATGACTATTCGGGAGTTGGTGATACTTATATCATATCAGATTCTGTTAGTGGATCTACGTTTAGTTATGAAACGCCTATTGCCGGATTAACTTCAGGACAAGTAATTGATGGAATTATATCAAAATGGAATTCGTTACCGAATGAACCATGGAATCGATTTGATTTAACTCGAGAATTAGGCCAAGATTCAACGGTTTTAGTACCGAGTCCTAGTGGATATGAGTGGTTCTACGCGGTTCAAAAAGATATTATAGGTCCTACTGGCGGTGTTGGGTTTATTGCAGGTGTAACTGCTTCTCCCGGACCAACATCGTTTACATATACAACACCAGGTGCTACGGTTACTTCAGATCTGGCTCCAGGATTAACGGCATCTCCAATTTCAGCGTATGCAAATGCATTCTTAGGATTCTTTAGAAATAATAACAGAACTATCACAGAAACTAATGATTATCCATGTGCACCAATTGCAGCGCCTTTCGTTTTAGAGAATTGTACATTTTCGATTGATTGGGATACGGCTAAAATTAATTGGAATGGATTAGATTATACAGATCCAGGTTCTTCAATAGGAACAAACTTCTCTCATTTTAATTATACGTATACGCCGGGATCATATCCGATAGGACCAACTAATCCATATGCAGGTTTTACTGGACCTACTGCTTCAGGACCTTCTGGTGGTACATCATTTGCGGGTGCAACTCCAGGAAGTCCACTTCAACCACCGGGACCAACTTATTCTACAGGATGGACAGGATTAAATGGCCCTACACATAATCCGATATTGTATAATTGGAAGAGTATTGCATATAATAATTTCTATGAGTTGCGTTGGGTTATCACTCATGATCAGGATCCTAGTTATGTTATTGATAGTGGATTGCTATCTCTAGATGATGGCGAAAGGTTCCCTATATTACTCGAAAAGATAGGAACTTATACAGTTGAGCTTTATTTATATGATTCTTTAGGTGGCCTTTCTAAAATAACCGAAAATTCATTATTGATTGTTGATACTAAAGACGTTGATTTTATAGGACACTTTAATTTTAGAGAGGAAGATTACAAATGGCAAGATCAAACGATCCTTAGACAAAGCGATATTGTCCCAGCACCAAAGAAAAGACAATTCCCTTCGTGGAATATGTATAATAGTACTTGGGATTTACCGGTTCAAGAGAACGAACAGGTTTCGATGCAAGATCTTACATACAATGACTTGGATAAAATTGAATTTTATCAAACACAGAATGATCCTCAATATCAAGGTTATTGTAACGATGTTAGAAGATTGCCTGAAATTCCTGGTGTATCAGGTTCTACGGGATTATATGATATAGATGCATATAAATGGAATCTTTTGCAAGGTAACGCTAATTGGAATGATTCATATCATTTATGGTGGGATAACATGCTTCCAAAATTAGCTAAATTAACAATCGATTATCCTACGGCAATTGGATCTACTGGATCTACTGCAATTACGTTAGCGATGTTCGAAAAGCCATTTGTTGGAAAACCTAACAAAGTAGAATTAGTTGACAGCTTATCATCTATACTTTCTTACGGATCTCCTTCATACGGAACAATCGTAAAAAATATGGATGCCGGTGCCACTGGTATTACGAATGTATATCAATACTTAGGTGGTCCTACTGGTTCAATCGGCGGAACCTCTTGGGTGGAATCTGATATTAATATAGAAACATTTACGTTCAATGATCTCACCAACTCAGGGTCACTGAGCGGCAATGATATTTGGAGAGAGTTCGCAAGACAATTGAATGTTGAGTTGTATAACAATGGAAATAATTATGAGATAATCAACGATTTCATTCCTTACTATAAAGAAGAATACACAGATCCGCTTAATCCATTGGATCCTTTGATCGAATTAGTGACTAAAGAAAAAGGAGCTGCTAATAAATATTATGCTAAATTATTCTCAAACGGCCCTACATATACACCAATAAATATATATGATGAATCAGGTGCAACTGCCAATTATACACAGTCACAAGCTACATATTGGACTAACTATGGTGATATTCCTTATTTCGTAGAGATATTTGCAATTGGACCTAGTGGTGGTACTATTCACATTCCAGGACCTAGTTCTTGGATCGGCTATTATGGACAAACTATTACAGGAAGTACACCATGGCCATATTCATTCGGTGCAACTAACTTACAAGATTTATGGACCCAATTAGATAATACAAGTAGAGGATTGAATGTTGGTGGAACTGGTCCTATAGCAGTGAATGGTCCAATAACCGATTATGAATGGAATATTGTTTACGGTGCTAGTGGATACACCGGACCTACTGGTTCTACGGCGTTTCCTCCACCTTCTAGTTTAGTTCCTATCAAAATTCAAGGTTACAAAAAACACTTTAGTAGCAATGATTATCAATGCGTATTCTTCAGTGGAGGTACCGTTTTAGGAGGTACTGGAGGAATGGCTGGAACTATGTGTGGAAGATCAATTACGAACAACTCTACATGGGATACTTTGAGAATACACAAGTATGCTAATGAGTTTCCTTTGTTGACTCAGATTAACTTTAATTACAGCTTATCTGAGATGGATGGTAAGGTAAAACCAACATGGGAATTGATTAAAGAAAATGACGAAAATTGGGAGAATATATACTATAATAATCCGTATTTCAGCTATCTGTTTACACAGAAAGGTAGTTATACAATTAACTTAACTATCGAAGATGGAAATGGAAATACCAAGACAAAAACGAAAAAAGAATTTGTAAAAATTATTTAAGACCATGGCAATTACAACAACTACAATCGCTGGTACTGATTCTTTGAGTGGTTCAAGGATTACTATTAACGATAACTTCAAGACACTTGAAGATGCTTTAAATTCTGTTTTAAGCGCATTTGATATCGTTAGTGGTAGATTTGACAATTCAAACTACGGCAGTGCTAACGACATCTTAACAAACGGCATTACTATTACCGGAACTGGTTTAACGAATGCCTTAACATTAAACAATGGAAACATTAATGTTTTATTAGGTGATGTTAAAATTACTGACAATTATGGATTTTATATTGGCAGTTTATTAAAATTAAATCGAGTAAATGTTCCTGAAACTACTGGACCTGGTAATTATCCTGCTTGGGATTTAAGAGGACCTGGTGGTACCGCTGATCAAGTTGGTGGTGTAGTTTTACCTCGATTAACTGCTGCTGGATTTACAGCGATTGGACCAACTTCATCTATTCCTAATGGTTTATTAGTCTTTACTGAGCAAGGTCCTGGTCTTACTCCGCTCAAGCTTTGGTGGGCAACTGGTCCTTCTGGAGCTACTTGGTATAACGTAACAGTAACAGTCTAATAAAATAAACGAAATAAATGGCAACTCCATTATTACAACCATTACGAGTACAAGGCGGAACCTTCTACACATTTGCATCGGCGGCTAAGGATATATCAAAAACCTTTACCGATGACAATGCTAGGTTTGTATTCTCTAAGTATGCATTACTAGATTTACCTAAAGTTAAGACTCCGTCAGATAGTTCGAACACTATCGTTTGGCAAGCATTGGATGCTTATGGTGGAGGAGCTACTGCATCAAGCGCAATAGCTAACGATTTCACAACAGATAATAATAGAAATTTTGCACAAGCCTTTCAATCGTATGCTTTAAACTTTGAGCAATTGATATTGGCTAGTAGAAATAACTTAAACGAGACTTATGATGAAGATATACTTCCTACCGTCTCAGAAAGAGTTTTCTGGCATTTTCTAAAAAATATTAATGCGATTCGTTGGCAAGATGCGAATACCACAAATGAAGCTAACTTTACTGGATTGTTTAGAGAAGAAGTGCCGAGTACAGGTGTTTCTTACAAACAAGTCGTAAAGTATTTAGGTGATATAGAAGTTATCAATAATATTTCTAGGGGAGGACAATCTTATTCTGAGATTTATATTCACGTACCAACTAGCCATGGCAATACTCCACTAGTTTTGTTTAATACTTCTGCTGATAAGAACTATAAACCTGGATTATCTTGGGAAGGCGAAGATGATTACATTTACAAGAGAAATTCCGGATTCGGAACTTTCGGATTAAGTAATGATGCTTTCTACGATAATATGTCAACTAATCAGTATGTTGTTGGTCCTACTTTCGGATTAGCTACGAATACTAGTTGCACTGCTTGGGTAGGACCTGCACCAGGAACACCAGTTCCTGTATTAATATCTGATATGGAAGGTATTAAATTAGAGTTCAATCCTGAAAGTTATTTCCCGATCACTAATGATCCTGAATTAAATACTATTAATGATTTTAATGCTTCTACGATTAGTAGTGATTTTTCGTTTAACGTATGTTTAGTTTATTATGATACTTACGATGTTTCTAATCCTGATTCGTTTGCAAGAAATTTATATGGAATACTGGTTATTGATGATTACGAAAATGGAGTTTCAGAGTCATCATTAAAAAGCTTTAAAAAGTTTAAGCCTAATGCCGTTACTAAATTAAATGGTAATTCATATGGTCTTAAGTTAAACTTAAAGTTTGATACATCGAACGATAATGTTGGAGTTGAAACTGTGATTCGAGAAGATCTAACATTTGGTATGGATTTATTTGCAGATGCCAGTGTTAGATTACAAGAATCTGCTGATATGTTCTTAACTCAAAAACTTGAGTTGATTGATGTTGAAAACAGAGTTACCAACTTAGAGCAATATTACTTTAGTCAAGATACGATCGATTTACTAGATGAGAAGGTAAATTCACTTGAATCTGCATTAAATAATGCGCAATTAAACTTCGCATCAGATACTACATTATTAGATTTAATTAGAAATAATTCAGATAATATTAACGATATCCTTAATGGAAAAGTAAATGTTAATCTTACCTATAATACAGATGTGGTAAGAGCCGGCGATGGTATCACTATAGATTACTCGATTCCAAATCAAATTTCGGTTAAGAACAAAAATCAGAAATATTCGACTTTTGTAAATTGCTTAAATTCGACAGGAAAGATAGAGTATACTGTTAATAATGGAACAACACCGGGTGCAACCGCCGATGGTAACCGTTTATTAGTCGGACCTTTCACTAATTATTATAGACAAATTGGTGCAACATCATCTACTGTGTTTGATAATATTAGAATAAACTTAGATGATACTACGACTAAATGGAAGAAAGGACAGACAATGAGAATTGTCTTCACTAATGATATAGACCTAGATACATATCAAATAAATATAAAGACCGACGCTCAAAATGCTAAAGGTCTTGGAAAATATGGAGTTAGCGTTGGTAATCTTACTATCGCAGACTTAATAACAACTAAACCTATCATTGAAATAATTTGTGTTGATCCTGTTTCATACACATTTTATGTAGACGTAATTAAATAATAAGAATAACGAATGGCCGACACTAACGTAGATTTCAGTACAAAATATTCATTATCTTCTTTGGTTAATAACCTTTTACGGGTTAATCAGAATGCCTTAGAAGTTATGAATAAGCTGTCGGATATAACGACAACTGATTCGGAAACTGTAGAGATTGAGGTTATTGATGCCAATAATCAAATCAATAAAGTTTACGTTCCAAGTTACGGTCAGTTAAAATCCGAGATAAACCGATTAGATAATAATATTAAGCAATTATCTGGAATTGGCGATTCAAACGCTAATGTACAATTAGAAGATGGTAGTTTTAGAAAGTTAATGCTTTCTAATTTGAAGCTTGAAGGTAATTCCATTAAGAGAATCGCATCACCAACTGAATTTGAATCTAAGTCTAATTGGTTTTTTGAAAGTTTCTTAAATCCTTTATTGTACGTATCATTTGATTTCAGTGGTCAGATTCCTGTTGACACTGAAAGATGTAAGGTACAGAGATTTATCTTAAACTTAGATAGTCAAAATAAGTTAAACATTTGGAATAATAGTCTAAATGGTACTTCTGATTTAGATTATATTAAATTCTTCCAATTGTTATTGAAGAATAATATCACGTATTTCTTAGATGAAGATGTTGTTGATTTACCTCCAAGAGATATTCGCTTTTATGGTTCATTTAATGTTCTTAGAATAATTGATGATTTAGTAGATGACACGATAGACGGTGCAACGTTTACTAAAAGAAAGTTTAAAGTTCAATTAGATACGTTAAATTACAATGATGCATTATCTGAGTATACAAAAACACAGCAATTAAAGATTGGAGATACTATCGTAATTGTTGGCGATAATACAAATAACAATACTCGATTCGAAGTAACTAATATTGATTTAGAGGCCGGAAATATTATTGAAGTTAAATTATTAGAAGGATATGATTTACTTTCAATAGGATCTACGCTTAGCTTCTATAATGGCGATAGTGCACCAACTGAGTTAGAGGTTAACATAGGATTTAACGAATACACGGTGGTCTTTATTAAACCTATCAATCCAGTATCCAAGATTCCTGCTTTGGAATGGTCTCCTGGAGTTGCATTCTTTACGAATGAATTGCAAATAATCGATGAAAGTGGAAATCAATTAAACCTAGAACAATACTATAAAGAGCAAGTTGTAGATTTTGGAGCCTTCTTATATAACATGGCTAAGGATGGAATTCCACCATCAACATTGGCAGAAAAACCAATGGTACCTAATGCTACTGAAACAGATTTCCAGGTATTACAAATAAACAATCATATTACTGATGTTTCTAGAATTGATAAGATTAAAAAATTACAATCAGAAAAGGTTAGTATTCAATCTGAATTAGATTCATTAAACGAATCTATTAAGAAGAAAAAGGCTGATATTAATACCAAGAAATATACATCAGATTCGCAAAGAGCTACTGATCAATCTGAATTAAATGACTTAATTCAAAGAAGTTCATCATCATCAACATTGCTTAAATCTGCAGTAGATGAAATAATATCTTTGGCTGAAGGCGATAATTTAGAAGGAATAACTCCTAAATATAGAATCAAAGGATTTTGGCCAATACCTGATCCAGTTGCATCTACTCAAACTGAACCACAAGAGGTTGTTCAGTTTAGGGTACAATATAGATATGTAAGTCAAGAAGGTGGTTCTAATCAGCCTAATCAAATTACATTCACTGATAATAATGGAGTTACTAGGAGAGGAACTTTTTCAACTTGGCAAGAATTCTTAACTCCAGTTAGAAGAAGAGTTAAAGATCCATCAACTGGCCAATTTACATGGCAAACACCTGATGTTGAAAACGCTGATGAAATTAATGCAAATCAATTAGAAATTCCTATCCGTCAAGGTGAAGGTGTTGAATTTAGAATCAAGTCTTTATCTGAAGCTGGATGGCCTACTAATCCGGCTGAATCAGATTGGACTGATATTATTAGAATTGATTTTCCTGACGAATTGATTGCTACTAACGAAGTAGTTACTATCGTTGAACAGGCTAAATTGGCATCAGAATCTTTAGAATTGATAACTACTTTACAGGATACTGGAGTTACTCAACATATTTCTGGACAATTTACTCAAAACGAAACATTTTATGCTCATCCAGCACAATCAATTGCTAGTGGATTCTTAACGAACGAGCAAAATGTTATTAATTTATTTGAGAAGTTATCTGAATTCGAAACTAGAATTAGATTGATTGAAGAATCAATAACCGGAGAAAAAGGACTATTACAAGTCGTTGTTATCGACGATTCACAGCAAGAATATGTTGTTAAACCAAATGCGGTGTTACAGTTATTTGCAGGTAATTATAGAGATCAAGTAAAGGATTTAACTGTTAAGAAAGGTGTTATTATATCTAAGAATTACTTATTAAGATTGACTAATGTTAATGCATCATCGTTAGAGATGTATGCTAGACAATATGGTAACTTTACTCAATTCGTAGATTCGTCTACGGTCGGAGGAACCGGTTATTCTTCAACTGATGAAGATTACAACATAACTCGTAGATATGACGCGGTACCATTAGGACCGAGTAATTTATCTAGTGATTATATTTCGCAGTATACTCAATTTGCAGATTTACCATATCAAACAGGTCAAGTAAAAGGTCAATTTATTAATAGCAGATATAAGAATATTACATCTACGGCGAATCTATTTGGATCTATCGTTCAGAGTGGTTCTACTGGTGGTACTGCCGGATATCCTGCTGCTACACTTCCATTAGATACTACTAATGGATTTCCTGATCCGAATGCAAATCCATTAGGAGCCGCATTAGTTAATTACACACGAGATGAATATACGTTATCCTCGTTATATCCTTTTGGACCTCCATCAAACCTTGCAGGAGAATTCGTTTGGGCAGGTACATTAACCGCTGGAGTTCCAGATACGGTTCCTTCAACAGCAGTTACTAATTGGAATGATGGTATATATGTACATAAAGATCATCCATTTGTTGGAGTATCATGGGGTGATATTCCGGGATCTCCAATTATAGGTCCTGGTGGTACGGGTGCTGCAGGCCCTGAAGGTGTTAGAAATTCTGGATATGCTCCATTAGTTGCTTCTGATATTACAAGCGGAAGTCGAAAACAAAAGCCTTATTTCTATTATCCAGGATCAACCGTTTCATTCCCTACAAAAAATGGAAGGATTGGTAAAATGGCATTCGATGAAGAAGATCAATACTTATTAGGTCCTAATTCTTGTGGAGCATATTTGTTCTTATCTCCATCAAATAATACTGGAGCTATAAATGTAGATGGATCTAATAAATTATCTGTTAAGACTGTCTCTTTCGGAACTGAGAATTCGGTTACTGTTCCGGTAGTCTTCCAATATAGAATGACCGATTAT